TACAACGCTCTTATCCAACTCCAGGAAACTAGGGAACCGTTGGAAGTTCAAACGAAGTTAAAACTATATGAGAATATGGTGATTACTAACGTTAAGGTAGAACAGGATAAAAATACTTCCCGGATTGTCCGTTTGAATATAAGTCTGCAAGAAGTATTGATAGTACAATCTGAAATCGTACAACTATCTGAAGAACAGTTAGCAGCCGGTTCAGCTACAGAGCAAGGTTCCCCGGCTGAAAAGACTGGTAGAAAAGAAGCTACAGAACCAGCCGAAGCTACGAACAGTTCAGTCCTTAAATCTGTTATTGATTGGGTGAGCGGATGATTGAAATACCTTTGACTTCTAGCCCGGAACAATTATTCAACGTCGTATTGAATGGTAACAAGTACGACGTCAGGGTTATTTTAAACTCCCGAACTGGCACATGGACAATGAGCCTTTCCAGAGGTGGTGTTGATATTGTCAACGGTATCGCCTTGTTAGCAGGGGTAGATATATTTGAACAGTATAATCTTAGACTCGGTAACGCTTATATCGTTAACCTTGAAAACAGTCGTCTTGACCCTTCTAAATCAGGCTTAGGTACTTCTTCACGTTTATTCATATTGGAAGAAGGTGAAGTGTAATGGCTCGCCAATATAAAAGACTTTATGAATTGACAGTTATACCGCCGGATGGTGAAGCCCGTATTATAAGAGGTTTACGGATTAACTTTGAAATAACAAAGAGCATCTTATCTTTTCCAAACGTAGCCCGTATAAATCTTTACAATCCGAACGAAGATACCCTTTCAGCTTTGCAACAACGCTACACTCAAATAGTCCTTAACGCTGGTTATGAGGGTGACCTCAGGCTTTTATTTAAAGGTGAAGTCCGTAACGTATTCCAAACTAAAAAGGGTCCGGACCGGGTTGTTACTATATACTCAGGGGACGGCGAACAGTCTTGGCAAAACGCCAGTTTCAATAGAACTTTTAGCGAGAACCTGAGCGTACAGTCTGCGATCGATGAGGTGCTAAAAACCTTCTCCGATGTTACTATTGGGCCATTGCAAGGGCTGTCTGATATCGCTGACAAGCTACGGGGGCAAACCCTGTCAGGTTCATCCAAGGATATAATGGATAACTTCGCAGAAGAATACGGGTTTAGCTGGAGTATCCAGGACGGTGAGATTGTTGTAGTACCAGATGAAGAAGCCTTAGAAGGTGATGAAGCGGTACTTATAAACAACTCTACCGGAATGATAGGTTCGCCGACGGTAACTGAAATCGGGGTTGATGTAACAACGTTATTAAATCCCAGACTACTTCCTAACCGATCATTTATCATAGAATCTGTATTTGCTGAGGTAGCCATTGGTAATCTGTTTTTCAGGAATATACAACGTACCAACGGTGAAGGGCTTTATAAGATACAAGAGGTAAACTTTAAAGGTGATTCTAGAGAAGGTGATTGGTTATCTTCAGTAAAAGGTAGGATATTAAATGGCTAATAAAAACCCGGCGATAAGCAGCCTAGCTGATAACATTAAACAAGGGGTTAACAATAGGCTCAAAGACCTTCATACTTCTATGCCGGGTATAATACAGAGCTTTGACCCGGTTAATCAAACAGCGTCCGTTCAAGCGGCTGTTAGAAGAGTGTTTATAACGCGCGAAGGTACTAATGAAATACTCGCTCCGCAAGACATACCTATACTGATAAACGTACCTGTCCAGTTTCCCAGAGGTGGTGGCTTTTCACTAACCTTTCCCGTTAAAAAGGGTGATGAGTGTTTACTGGTGTTTGCCGAACGTTCATTTGATGAATGGCATAAGTTCGGAGGGGTTAGAGACCCAGGAGCAAGAAGATTCCATAGCCTTTCTGATGCTACCGCTTTCGTTGGAATATCTTCGTTACCTAATAAAGTTCCCAACTACGATCCCAATAATACGCAACTCAAAAAAGATGATGGTTCGGCCGTTGTATCTGTTAATAATGATTCTACTATTGATATAACTGCTGATAGTGATATAAACGCTATAGCTGGCGGTGACATGACCCTGGAGTGCGTTAACCTTACCGCTACCGCTACAGGTACAGCGGAAGTGACAGCGACCTCAGGCTGCACTATTACCGCTCCTATGATAACCTTAAACGGTAACGTTGTTATAAATGGAACTCTATCTCAAGGCGGAGGTGGTGGAATTGCAAGCCTGGAAGGTGGTCTTAACGTTACAGGTACTATGACAAATAACGGTAAGGATGTCGGTGATACCCATCAACACGCTCAGCCAGTTGATTCCGGCGGTGATACTGAATCCAATATAACAGGTGTCCTATGATAGGTAGAGCTCTTGATTCTAATAATGATTTAGTAGTTTCTTCAGGTTCTCTTAAAACTGTTGAACAAGGTGCTGAAGTTGTACAACACGTTAGAAGCCGACTATTGTTTTATCTTGAAGAATGGTTCCTAGACTTGGATGCTGGTGTACCGTATTTCCAAGAGATATTTACAAAGCCTGCAAACTTAGCCAATATAGAGTCTATATTCAAAACCAAAATTTTAAGGACTCCAGGGGTTGAAAGGTTGACTGATTTTTCTATGGATTACCAAGGCGGTTCACAGAGAAGGTTAACAGTCGCGTTCTCGGCTGAAACTATATATGGTTCCATAGATAATGATAAGGTGACTATAAATGTCTAATCACGGTGTCTCTGATACAGGGTTTAAACGTAAGCGTCTTAACCTTCTGCTGGATGAACTCAATTCCGAAGTCAAAGCTATATTCGGTGATAACTTTAATGTTTCACCTGAATCCCCTGACGGCCAAATAAACGGGGTTGTTTCTGAGTCTAATGCTAACCTTTGGGAACTTGCTGAAGAAGCCTACAATGCTTTCAATCCCAAAGCGGCTACAGGGGCGACGCTGTCAAACCTTGTACAGTTAAACGGTATAACCCGGCTCCCTGCTACTAAAACCCGAGCTCAGCTCTCTCTAACGGGCGACAGTGGGACCGTTATTCCAGCGGGTAGCTTGGTTAGTACGGTAGACACTGGTGACCAACTAGCAACTGAGGTTTCTGTTACTTTGGACGGCGGAGGTAACGCAACGGTTTTCGCTAGTGCTGTTGAGTTTGGTCCGATAACAATGTTAGCCGGTACTATAACTGAAATAGAAAACCCTGTTACTGGTTGGAATACCGTTAGTAATTCTGATGACGCTACCCCTGGAACAAATCAAGAAAGTGATCCTGATTTAAGAGCTAGGCGACAGCGTTCTGTTGCTAGGGATGCTCAGGCTATTATAGACGGTATCCGTTCAGCCGTTGAAAATATAGAAGGGGTAACTCAAGCGGTAGTTTTGGAAAACGATACCGACGTTGTAGATGGTAACGGGTTACCCGCTCACTCTTTTCAGGTTATTGTTGCTGGGGGTATTGACTTAGATATAGCCGATACTATATGGCTAAAGAAACCCGCTGGGATACAGGCTTTCGGTAATACGACTGAGCAAATAATAGATAGCCAAGGTATAAGTCACGACATATCCTTTTCAAGACCTACAGCGGTTGATATATACGTTGAAGTCACTTTGACAACTTTTGCAGAATACCCGGCTAACGGGGACGAGCTTATTAAACAGGCTATCGTAGACTATGCTAACGGTGATCTAACTGAAAACCGCTCGTTCGGGTTAGCTGATAATGTTATTTATACCCGTTTATATACACCTATAAACAGCGTTCCAGGTCATGAAGTAGATGATATTCAAATAAGTATAACTTCTCCGGCTTCCGGTATTTCTAATATAAGTATCGGACCTACTGAGATAGCTAATTTCTTAGTCGGTAACATAGTGGTGAATTCATAATGTCTAAAATTATAGATCATAAGAGTTTAGCTGTTTCAAGGTTAGCTACTCAGTACCGAGATTCTGTTAAACTAATAGACTATATAAAAGCCCTGCTTTATGAAGCTGATGACCTTGAACAAGTTTTTAGAGATATACTTGAAAAACGTTGGATAGACACTGCTACAGGTATCAACCTTGACATATTGGGTTCCATAGTAGGCCAAGGTAGAGAGTTTATAGATGCTGAGATATTTGAATATTTTGGCTTTGCGGACAATCCTATCGCTCAATCTTTCGGTTCAATTTTAGATCCAGGCTTAGGCGGTAGGTTTATAAGCGTAGGTGAATCAAGTACAGGTATACGTCTTTTAAGTGATGATGAATATAGGGTATTTATAAAAGCCCGTATAGTTAGAAACGCGACTTCATCTACACCTGAAGAAATAATAACTCAATTAAGATATCTTTTCGATTCTCCTTTGGTACTTATAGTTGAAGGGTTAGAAGCTTCTTATGAAATAAGTATAGGGAGAAGACTTACTTTGAATGAAAAGTCTATAATATCGCAGACTGACATTGTTCCAAAAACAGCCGGGGTGAGTGCTTCCTATGTGACTGAATTTGAGAGTGATAGCTTTTTTAGCTTTAAAGGTATACCGGGGTCTGATGGTTTCGGTTCTGTAAATAATCTTGAACTTGGTGGTGAGTTCGGGCAACTGATATTCTAAGAGGTTTAATATGGCTATTGATAAACCAGATCTAACTCGTGTTTGGGCTGCTAATGCCCCGGCCGGAAACATAATTGACCCGGATAACACTATACCTGGAAAGTTCGGTAGTGGTTGGTTAGCTGAGGTTCCTCCTTTTGAACATTTTAACTTTATTCAAAAGCTTCAAACAGAGGGTCTTGCTCATATAAACGAACAAGGTATCCCAGTATGGGATGCTAACACTGTTTACCCGGTTGACGGATTAGCTAAAGGTTCAGATGGTAACATCTATATAGCTGTATCTGAGCAAAGCGGCAACGATCCTACTTTGGCGGACATAACTAAATGGAGGATTATCCTTTCAAAAGAAGGCGCTGGTTCCGCAGGAGCTATAGGTAAGTATGCTTATACACAGATGGGAGTTGCTTTTGAATCTTTAGACCCTTTGGCTCCTGTTAACCAGCCTTTCGCTTCATGGGTACATGCTACAGTAGATTATGACTCTACAACTGATAATTTCGTTGTCTTTTACAATATAAGTCCTGGCCACAATATATCTAGAAATAGCGTTCTTTTGATGCTAAAGGATGCAGAAACACCTACTTTCGAAACCCCTCTTCTGGTAGCATCCGACGAGGGTAATTTTTCCTATAAAACTCAAGCAGCAGGTATAACTCCAGGTGGAGATTATCTAGCTTTGGTAGGGGTTTTTAACTGGGGAAACTCCACTCCGATAAGAACTGACATATATCGTAGTAACGATAAAGGTCTAACTTGGTCTGTAACAACAATGCAGGATGAGACCTCTGCCAATATAATTGCTTACAACGGTGATGTTTCAGGTTTCTTGAAACTGGCTAGCGGAAGAATATTAACCTTTGCTGTTGAACCTGCTCCGTCTTATTTGAGTCGTATATATTACAGCGACGATGACGGAGCTACTTGGACTAAAGCTACTATCGCAGGTAATCCAACTGACGTAACAGAACCCGGATGGGTGGAACTTCCCAACGGAACTATCATATGCATGGCTAGAGCATCTGTCAGAAACGGCAGTGTTAACGAAATAATACCTGCCAAGTTTATGACTTCTTCAGATGGAGGGGTTAACTGGACGGTCCCTGTTGATTCTGCTTCCATAACAGATTTCACCCTTTCCAATGGCGAAATGCTAATCAATGAGAATGAAGCTACTGTAGAATTCATCCACCATTCCAGACATACCAAAGCGGATGATTTTAGTACCTTGTATGTTTCTAGTGCTACTTACGAGAACGCAGAGGCTGACAATTTTGGGCCTCAGGTAAAAATAGGTCGTCTGGCTGCTTATACAGCTTTGGGAAACAGCACTGGTGATTCTGGTTATGTTGGTGCGGCTAAGTCTTCTAAAGGTACTATCAACGTATTCTACTATAATGGTGAACGTGACGAGGCTCAGATAAACTGGGCAATCGGTAGACAACGAGCAGCCATGGAAAGGGAATACTTTATTGATCCTAACCGGGGTGACAAACTTACGGGAGGAGGTTCCGGCGCTTACAAGACTCAGATATACTCTGGTAAACTAGAGTCTTACAAACCTCTTGCTCCTGTTGGTTATGGTTATTTGGAAGGAACTGGTGTATTTCGTAAAAACGAAGGTTCCTTAGCATTTTCACTAAACGACCAAGGTAGAGCTGGAGCTGCATTTTTAGGAGGTATAGACTTAACTAATGTTAATACTCTTAATGTTAGCTATGACAATATCGCCATAGCCAGTACCGCTGACTTCGGTATATATCTATTTAACAAAGCAAAGCCAACTAGCGCAACTGATGGAAGAGTTGATTTCGAAGTATCGGCTGTATTAGGCATGGGTGTTATTAGTCTTGATGTCTCCGGCTTAACTGGTCTGTACTATCCTCAGCTTATGTTGAGTAATAACTCTGGAAGTGGAGGTCCATCAGAAGCAAGAGCTTATGAGTTCTGGTTGGAAGGGTCTATTCTTTTAGGACCTTTACCAAGTGAACCAGGAATTGATCACAGTGTGTATTTTCGAGGTAATGAAAATCCATATCTCAGTAACGGCTGGGAAACTGGTTATGCGCAAAACGCTCCAGCGGCTGGATTTAATGAAGACCGTATGGTTTTAACCGCTGACGGTTCTGCGGGAGCATCCATACAATCTGTTAAAACAGGTTTAGTTGATCTAACAGGTCGTACAATGGTCGAGGCTATTGTTGATGTAGATATTACCAATCCGACGGCTTCAGACTTTGGTATTGCTATTTTTAATAAAGCAGCACCGACAGCTTCAAACGATGGAAGGGTTTTGTTTAACTATACTAAGCTGGAAGGTGTCTACAAAGCTACGCTGGATATAAGCGGCTTGACACCGGGAAGCTACTATGTGTTTATAGTAGCTAATGCCAACACAAACGAAGCAGCAGCGGGGATCACTACTGCGAGCATATTGGATGTCAGGTTTTACTAATGTTTCAATTCTCAGTAACATCTAAGCAAAGGAGAGCCGGGGTAGACTCCCGGCTTATAAAGTTATCTGACAGAGCTTTGGAACTGTCGGTTATTGACTTCGGTATTCCAAAACATGGAGGCTTACGCACAGCCGAAGAGCAGTATCGTTTGTTCTTAAACGGTAAATCCAGAGCAGATGGCACCAACGATCTCAGCTACCACCAAACCGGCAAGGCACTAGACTTTTACGCTTTTGTGGATGGTAAGGCAAGCTGGCACCCTGGACATCTGGCTATGGTAGCCTCAGCCTTCCTTCAAGCGGCTGCTGAATTAGGCTACCCCCTAACATGGGGTGGACTATGGAAACCTGTCAGATCTACTGACGGGATCACTCATGGTTGGGATGCAGGGCATGTCCAACTTGAACTCTAAGGAAACGTTATGAAAACTCATCTAGGCTTGTTTTTGTTTGGCTTCTTGGTAACAGCCATTCTAGCGCCACAAATAGCATCAGCGGAAACGCTGTCCTGGGAACCGCCGACCGAATATATGAACGGCGACCCACTTGACCCGGCAACTGACTTGTCTAATTACTTCTTCAAGTGCGATGGCGGTATTTCTATTAATATCCCTGCTACGGGGGAGGGTACGAACAGTTATCCACTTGTTAAACGCGATATCTTCCCTGACTACGGAACGTATGATTGTTATATGACGGCGGTTAGTACCGAACAGCTAGAGTCTTCGCCGTCTAACATTGTTACTATTCCGTACGACCCGACCAAACCGAATAGCCCTATCAACCTAATCATATTGGAGTAAATTATGGTTACTCAAGCAAAGGCTTATTTCCTTTTACCTTTGATCGCTTTGGCGATTGTTGGTTGCTCTACAATACAGAGCGCTCTGGATACCGTAAGCGGTACTGATGCCCGTATACTTTGGGAAGCGGCAACGGCTCAGGTCATTTCCGAAGGGTATGTTGAAGCCCCTGAATTGTTGTCTCAGATTGAGGACGCGGAAACTTACCTTGACGGTGAAGCATCAGCAACCATTGGCACCATAACGTCTGTCTTGCGGAACCGCCTTGCAAAGTCCGACAAACCTATTGGCGTCAAGATCGTACTTGGTCAAATCATTACCAGTTACGAGCAACGCCTGGAAGACCGTATAGGTGATGGGGTTTTGGACCCGGAGCAGAAGTTACAGGTTAAGACTGTTCTGGGATGGATAAAATCAGCGGCTAAAATGTACGGCGGAATACAGGAGTAAAGTATGAGAGTCCATTTTATTCACGGGTTTAATATCACAGACGGAGGGGAAGGAACCCTCGGTGTTTTAATGGACTCTCTACACCTTAAAGGTTATGAAACTGTTCTTCATGACCTTGGGTATATAGGCTTGATACTTCTAAGGTGCAAAAATAAAAGGCTGGCTGAAGAGATAGCTGCAAAGGTGGGTGAAGATGACGTTATCGTTGCTCATAGTAATGGTTGTTTGATTGCCCATAAGATAGTCAAGATTCTTGCTAAGAAAGCTATCTACCCGAAGGTTGTGGTAACCATCAACGCTGCAATGCGTAGGGATGCAGAATGGCCGGAACCGATATACGTTCTTAACCTTCATAGCACTAAAGACTGGATTGTCCAGCTTGGTGCTGTATGGGCAAGGCTTATGAGCTTCGGCGGTTTGTTTACCCATGGATGGGGAGCGGCTGGTAAGTATGGCTTCACCACAGAGAACTCAAAGGTAACAAACTGGGACACGGCTAAATGGTACTGGGAAGAACCTACCGAGGGTCACAGCGACCTGATGGAGCCTGACAGCGTTAACTATTGGAGTGACAAGATAGAGGAATACCTTACCCCTATCTTATACTAGGGTAAGCCGGTATTTTCTTATCGCTTCCCTGAGGTCAATTTGCTGTTCCGCCCTATCCCCTAGCCGGGACAGCATTGCCTCATCTACTGTACCCTTGGCAATAAGGTGATGGACTCGGACATAGCTACCGATAACCCCCTGCCTGTATATCCTCCGTATAAACTGCATATAGTTTTCCAGGTTCCAGGTTAAGCTGAACCAGCAAATGTCATTCCCCGCTTCTTGAAAGTTAAGCCCGTGAGACATGCTATCCGGGTGACCCAGGAGTACGGGTAGCTCCCCTCGGTTCCATTGACCTTCTAGCTCCTTTGACTTTGTAGGGTTAACCCCGCTCCCTATGTACGGAACATCCTTACCCAGGAGACCTCTGAGCGCTTCGAGGTCATGTTTAAAGTGGTAGGCTATAAGTAGGGGTTTGCCGTTTAACTCATCTATCAGGTCGGCCAGAGCCTCTATCTTGGCTTTGTGTATCGGTAAGGCTTTGCGGTTACGCTTAAACGCTCGCTCCTCATCCTCCTCAAGCCCCTCTGGTATATCCTCGTAGACAAGCCCGTTGGCAATCTGATGACACTTCATGCTCACTTGTGCGGCTGCTTCGGCTGATACTTCTTTATCTTCTAGCTGAATGAAAAACTCTTTCTCCATTTGCTTGTAATACTTGAAAGCCTTTTTAGGTAGTGTTACCTCAATATCATTATAGATCAATTCTGGCATATCTAAATAATCTGTTGAAGACATTTCCAGAACCATAGGCGCAACCAGCTCATGGATTTCCTCAGCGGCGAAGTCTTTTATTTCCCAGTTATACTTATCCCAGTCATGGGATTGGAAATACTTCTTGCGAAACTTGTAAAAGTTATTCCCTAAAGTCTTACCTTCATCTAGAAGATATATTTGCGGCCAAAGATCAAGCAGGCTACGGGGTGAAGGTGTTCCGGTCATTATGTGGCGACGTTTAAACAGCGGGAGCATATTAACCAGCAACTCAAACCGCTTGCTATCATGGGACTTGAACTTGGTACTCTCGTCAATCCATAGCGAGTTAAACGGGTTTTCCTTACCCGCTTTTAACCCGGCTAACAATTCATCATGGAGCCATTGCAAGCCCTCGGGGTTGATAAGGTATAAGTCTTTACTCGGACCCCATAGAGAACTCTTATTATCACCATGCAGGACGGTACAGGTTAGCTCATTAAAGTTAACCCATTTATCAATTTCACTAGGCCATACGGAATAAGTCACCCGCAACGGGGCAACCAGTAAAACCCCCTTGATCTCCCTAGCGTATTTCAGTATCTTTACCGCTGCTAAGGAGATAGAGGTTTTACCAAGCCCTGGATCAAGGAATAACCCTGAGCAGGGGTTAGCCAGTAAAAAGCTCAGAGCTGTCCGTTGGTAGTTATGGGGAGACCATCGTTTCATAACTGTTTTCCTGTTTAAGTGTTTGCTTGATGATGAATTCATTATGGTTCATCTCTCAGAGGAAAGCAAGGAAATTTTCAAGTATTTTCTCTGCTTGACCCGGCTGGTCACAAACGTAGTATTCAAAGCCAAAGGACTCAAGCATCTTACGGATAACCTTTTGCGGTCCAGTGGTAAGTTTGCCGGGTTTTTTAAACTCAATGAAGAAGACGAGACCTCCAGGGCAAATCACAGTACGATCTGGGAAGCCTTTCTTGCGTAGCATAACCAGCTTCAAGGCTTTGCATCCTTTACGCTCTGCAAACTTGACAAAGGGGTTCTCAATGTCCTCCTTTTCACGTAGCTCTTCTTTCTTGGCTTTGGTTTTACTGGCACGGCTAAGGAATTCTTCGGCAGACATAATCCCATCCAAATAAAAACCCTAGCCAGCTAACCGACTAGGGTTTTTAGAGTTTCAGCTTGGTACTGCTTTACAGGTCTTCGAGCTTCTCAGCGGCTGAGCCAAAGGCACGAACAGTTTCAACCAGCTTGGTAGAACTTTCCATCAGCTCGTCGGCCAGACTGTTGATTTCTTCGGGGTCAGCATCAGAGAAAGTGCTGTAGATTTTGGCACTCAGGTCACGAACGGCTGACTTATGTTCGCGCACTGCTTTACGGGCTTCCGCTTGTTCTTTGCGAGCAGCCTTACGCTCTTCCTTACCCTCGTCAGCTTTAGCCTGGAGTTCACGCTGCTTTTCTAGCAACTCTTTTTTCTGTTCACGGATTTGCTTCAGTTCTGCTTGGCTTGCGGACATAATAACTCACCTTCTATTGGTTTTGGATCTCGGCTTTAATTGCCTAGGAGTAAAGTATGGGGGTAAACAAAATCAAAGTAAACACCCTTGAGCTTTATTTGTACCCTATTTGTTTCAGCATGTCATTCGCCTCATTTATGTACCAGTCAAAATCTATATCCGCTGGTAACATGTCAGGTAGTTTCATCAGGGGTACGGCACCGTCTGACCTTGGAACTTTGTTGCCGCTGCTAATGTAAAATATAGCGTCAAGCTCATCCGCTCCGTAATACCAGCGGATGGCCTTGCCAATATACTGACCGGCTTTAACCGCTCCGCCGTTCACCGTTCTTATACTTACAAACTGTCTTACATCTTTACATTCTCGGATTGTTTCTTCAATCGGCTTACGGGTTTTCAAAAACTCCTTAACCGCTTTGGAACATATCTCATTAGCCGGGTTACTGCGTAGCCTGTAATAATGCTCATTCTGGTCAGCGAATGCGCCTTTACCTTTAACGCTTCCGTCTTCCTTGACCGCAATATAGTTATTGACATCACGGCTGTTCATGCTTTGGTAGCCGTTGGGTTCCAGGTCGTAAGCCGTATCTATTTCCCATTCCAGTACAATGTCCTCAGCGACGCTCTCAAGCTCCCTTGGTATTTTGGTCACTATACCGTCCGTATTAGCACTGATAACGCTGATACCGGCTAGCTCAAGCCGCTCAGCCAGCATAAGCAGCGTCAACTGACCGGTGATAGTAACCTGCATCATAAGGTCTGGCGCGTAAAGACATGACCACTTGCTTCCCAGCTTGCCAAAGGAACCGTTGATTGTGATTTTAAGTGACTCATTGATACCGTTCCAATGAGCATAACCTTTGGAATCGCCTTTAGCTTTGCAGTCCTTAGCTTTTTTCTTAGCAGTAAGCCGACGGTCAACTATCGATTTGTATATCTTAAGGAAAGGAGTTCCAAGGTGACGAGGCGCTAAACCGTTATTCAATATGATAAACGGGTAATAACTGGCAACGTCATAATCCCTGATAATATGCTTATCATCAGAAACGTACCTAGCCTTTTTCTCGTTGCTATGTATACCACCGATACCGACCGTATAAGTTGTTTCACCCATCTTGAATTTCAGCTTAGTTTTCTTATCAGGAAGATTACCCTTATTCTTACCTGACTTTATACGGTCCTCCTCAACCATTTTAAAGTTAAAGCCCATGTACCCCGTCTTATCAACTGTAAAAGGTAAGGAGGTGTACTGCTTAAGAAGATTATCAATCTGTTCTGTTTGGAATGAAATGTTGTCTGGCGGACGGTAGCGGAAACGGGTTCCAGGTTCAATCTTAGGACGGGTAGCCCGTATATCATAACGGTCATCCAGTTCCCGCTTAATAACTGCTTCAGCTATTTGTGCGTCAGACTTTGAACGTAGGTCAACACCATACTCTTCACTCATTAACTGGCGTAACTCAACCTCAGGTTCCACGGTTAGGAATAGCTCTTCAGTATCAACCAAATCCAAGCCGCAATAATAACGGATGTCCGGTAGCTGGTGTTCCTTAATCAGCTCAGTATGGTGGATTGGCATATCCATCATTTCTTTAACGTGCAACCGACCAGCGTATATCTTCAAAGCTGCTTTCAGCGGAGCTACTTCAATCAGGTCAATATGGTCAACCTGTAACGCTGCGATACCTATTTGTTTCCTAACTTGCCAAGGTTGTAGATTCTCCTCAATAATCATCTGGCTGACTTTATAGATAGCTGAATTACTTAGGCCAGCGGTAGCAGCTTCAATAATCAGCATATCGTATTTGATCCCATTGAAGGTTATAAGTGTGTATCTATTTAGAATATGTAATACGTTCTTGACATTAAACTCTGAATCGTTAAACTTTTCAAAGTAAAGAACTTCTCCTGAAGATACTTTCCTAAACATTATTAGAAGGTAATTAGCAAGGCACTCTATATCGCATGTAATCAGCTTCTTATGATTCATATTTAAACCTCGTTATCAATGCTTCAGCTATTCTTTTATCCTCCTGCATACCAGCGTATACAATAGCGAGTTCACTCTTACGTTTAAGATAAGCCTCATGAGCCAACTCAGGTGTTAAGAAATAACCTAAGTTTTCAACTTTTCCTATGAAAGGATTGCTACAACTAGCCGCGAATTTGTTGACTCTTTTATGCCAGTTAACACCTGTAGGATATCTACCTTTGGATTTTAGATTGGTATTTAAGAATGAATTTAGAGCTTTACTTACAAATACACATCTATCAGGTGAATATATTTTATTACCTGGAAAGAGTATATCTTTATCTAGATGTTTACCTTCCCAGTCTTTAGTTTCCATCCAATATTTAAAGTTTGAAAATAAAACCCATTCTTCAGAAATTTTACAATCTTTATAAGCAGGGTTAGCTCTTTTAAATTTATCACTATATCCGCGAGCTACCATACTCTTCCAGGTTATGTAAAAAGGGCAGGCCCAAACTATTTTCCATTTACCGTTTACCTTTTCAGTTTGACAAACTTCATAATCAGCATCATTGATACCTTTACTATGGATAAGTTTGGGCTTTTTCATTACCTTGCCCCCTTGCTCCCGGTGACTGTTTCTTGGTTGTTATATTGGCCTTTGACGGCATAGCTGCTTTCCTCTGGTACGGGGTCACAATACCAGAACACCATCTGCCCGATTTTCATACCCGGTTTTATGATTAATGTGTGGTACTGGCTAACGTTTTTCAGCTCCAGGGTTAACTTGCTATCAGCCCAGCCGGGGTCACACCATCCTGCCAATAGATGCTGAAGCCCTGAGCGAGCCAGAGAGGACTTCAATTTGTATTCGGCCGCAACGTGTAAGGGTAGGTTGAAAGTCTCCTCTGACGTCGCCAGTATAAACTCTCCGGGCTGAAGAAGGAACCCACTACTCCCCATAGTAAACTTCGTCATATTCAAGGTTTCTTTAGCCTGCAAATCAATCAATGAACCTTCAATAGCCGCACTCTCAACCATGATATCAGAACCAAGCGTGATGTCAACACTTGCCCCGTTGATGT